CTGTTGCCAGTTGATACCCGTAAAACTAACTGGCCATTGTAATTCTGTGAGGGTAATGCCTTTACATAAATGCTGTATGTGTACGCAGTTGAGGCCGTAACTGAAATACGTTGTAAAACATTACTTACGGGGCTTGTCAAGCTAATTGTATCTGCGCTAATAGTCCCGTCAGGGGCTGTACTTGTGTTTGCAGTTACAGACGCTACCGACCAGTTACCAAATAAATTAGATTGCCAAGCAGCGTTATTCAGCTGCTCCGAGTAAAGCGCAAGGTTCGTCCGCTGGGGTTCCAGCAACAGGCGAGGACAAGAACTACCTAAATAGTCAAGACGGGGTACGTTGCTCACTGGCCCAACTGATACGGCTGCGGTGGTGGTGGGTATGTAGTTTGTTGTTACCCCAGTTTCTATCTGCGCCCCCCAAATAAATACCGTTCCACTTGATTGTGTTAAACCAGTTTCAGCGTTTCCTCCAATGTGAAAATTTACCAAGCCAAGCGGCAAGGTTGACGGAGTGGTAAAAGTAAAACTAATTCTCGTCCAAGTGGACGTATTTAAGCCATTAGAAGAATTAAAGCTTTGTCCTCCAATAGTATTCCAAGCCAATGCATTATTAGCTACTAAACAAAGATTAGTTGCGGTTCCAAGTTTAACATAAACAGAAAACGTGTACTCCGTATTGGTAGTTGCCGATTTTGCTTGATAAATATCATTCGTTTGGCTTGCTGTATATGTATCAGCAGTTGTGGTGCCATCGGGTGCTATTGTGGTATTAGCAGTAATGAAAGAACCACTTTTAACCCAGGCCGCATTATCAAACTGCTCGGAGTATAAAGCAAGATTCGTCCGCACCTTCTCAATAAGGCCGTTGCTGGCCACACGGGTAGCACCCGAAGCACGGGTAAAAGTCAAATCGCCCGAACCATCAGTCGGCTTCTCTGCGTAAATCTTGCTTGTCTTGTAGCCGCTTGGTATAACAACAAGCGAAGCATCTTCGTAAAAACTACTCATCAGTTAAAGTTTAATTCGTCTATTGCAATTTCCAAACACTCAAAGCCCTCCACGATACCGCTATCCGCAAGGACACGAACCTCGTATGCCTCGGCATAGGTATAGGCGTTATTAAAGCACGCAGGCACACCATCGAAGCCCAAGCTGCGGGTGTTGTAGTCCTCGTCTCCCCATTCAGTTGAGCAGTAGACCTGCCCCCATCCGATATTATTTGCCATCTTTGCTTAAGTAACTGCGTAGTTTATTTATATTCTCTTGCTTGGGTTTATAGCACCCACGAAGACGCTCGGTTGTCTCGGTCTGGGTAGATGTCCTCGTTGACGTTTTCATTGTATTCGGGAAATTCGGTTGAATGGAAGGCCATATAGTCGATAAAGCGTTGTGCGTAGTATTGCGCTATCGTTCGCTCCTTTTCAACTAAATAGTCGATTTCAATTTTTTCAGCGTTTGTTGAGTTCTCGCTAATATGCTTAAATACGCCTCCGTTGGCAACGGTGTACGCTGCAAAAGGCAGGTACTCGGTCATTGCGAAGTGAATAAGCATCGGCTGTATGTAGTCCACCACCAAAGCCAAGTAGTCGCCAGCCAAGGTGTCGTTTAGGATTTCGTTTGAGATCTTGTCGTACAGCTTGGTTCCCGTGTAGTTCTGGACGTGAATCTGCTGGGCAATCTTAATAAATTGCAGAAACTTGTCCGTATCTACGTTGCCCGAAATTGCCGTATTTCGTACAATATCTTCTCGTTTGATAAAAAGCGCAGTTGGCATTACTTTTTAGATTTTGGAAGGAAACCTTCGTTTGGCATATCGACAGGGCGGGTAGCGACCTTCTTGTCGTTCTTTGGTAAGTCGACTCCTGCTTTGCGGGCTTGGTTAACCGAAATATCAGCATTCGGGTTTTTAGCGTCTGGCGTTACGCCTTCGGCCTTTGCCAAGTAGGTCTTACGCATCCAGAAGTGGTGGCAACGTGCGCCACCTTTGTATAACCAGATGTCGTAGTTAGCAGCACCACGTGGCCCGAAGCCAGCGTTAACCTCTTGTTTGCCCATCCGCTCAATGTCCTCCTTGCGGTAGACCTTCTTTGCGTTTACCATCTTTTTGCAGAAGTCTCGGCTGTTGCTCTTTGCGGAGTTAGGGGCGTAGGCATAACGAATCTTGTACTTACGGCCATCCTTACTAATTCCGTCTTGCTCGCTCTTGGCGTTTGGGAATGCGTCTCCTGTTTTAGCAAGATTCGCCATATAAGAGCTTGCCGACTCACTCAATTTAAGAAGTGAATCTAAATACGCCTCTTGCTCGTAGTCAACAGGCCGCTCGTCTACCAAATCCCAGTTCTCCAAGTCTTCATCCTCGCCAAACTCGGCAAGGCGGTCGAATACCTCCTGCAGTTGGGCATCGGTAACGTCAGAAGATAAACTAAAGCTGCTATCCTCGATTCCTGTCGATTCCTCCACCACGTCCGTAGGGGCAACAATTTCCTCCTTGAACTCCAACGGCTGCAAGGTCTTGAAATAGATATTTAGAGTTGCTTGGTTAAATGAAAGGATTTGCTCGATGGCATCCAAAATCATTTCCTGCAAAGGGCGGATAACGATATTATCGAACAGAATAGAAGCCGTTTTAAGCTCCTCTGCGTTGTTACCGAGTCCAGAGTTATCCTTAATACCCAAAAGCATCGGAGAAGTCACTCGGTGTCCTACCATAATCTTTTGAGTACATTCCGTAGACAGGAACTGGTACTGGTCGCTTGCGTCCGATAGTTGTACGGGTTCGATTGTTGCTGCGAGTTCCTTGTTGTCGTTAAAAGCCAAGATAAACCGACCAGCATTCGAGCTACCAGAAAACTTGTCTGCAATCCTGCGCTCGATTAGCGTCTGGTCTTCTTCGGTTGGGATTCCGTTATTGAAGTTAACCAGCATCGAAGGCGCAAGGCCGTTCTTGATATTGTTAATATGGTAATTGGCAACTTCTTCTTCCAACTCGGCATACGGCAGTGAACCTTGGTAGTCGGTTGGTGCGTAGTAGTAATATCCTGCTTTGTAGGGCTTAATGTAAAGGATTTCAATTCCGTTATTGGACATACCAAACGCATCAATGCGTACTGGCTCTTCTTTACGTGCCTTTACAGCATCCCAGCTCTTTGCGTAGTAGTAAGCAGGAATATCGCCCTTCTCATTGGCACGCTCGGCTCGCAGCGTCTCAACGGGGATATGCTCGACCTTTACAATCTTGGAATGGTCTTGGTTGTAGATAACTTGAAACGCAGCGTTACCCATCATCTTAAAATCCGAGCAAACACGTGAAACGGTCTGCTTGGAAAATAAGCTCATCATCATTGCGTACTCGTCGGGCTTTTTGGATGCGTCTGTTGCTCCAAGGCCCTTGCCGTACACCATATCAATAATGCCATTAATAATAGCGTTATTGGTCGGGCTTCCGTTATAGCGGTCAATCAAATACTGGAAGTAGTTGTTGTCGTCTCCGTACTCCACCCATCCCTTATTCGCCACCTCTTTAATTTCGGGGCGAACGTAGGAGTTCATTGCTACAAATCTTACGTTGCTCATATAATTACAAATGTATTATCCCCAGCGGTCTCCTGCGTGTACACGCCAGAGTTAACAGTGTACTTCTCGAAGTTCGTTTGGTTGGTGCAAAATACACGCCCACGGTAGATTAAGTTAGAGCCGCTAAATACTTCCAACAAATAGAAGTTGGCCTCTTCTAATGTCCAAGCCGCCGCGATGGTCATATAGCCATTTGCGGACGTTGGAGTTATCGTCTGTTGCTGCGTGGTGTTCGTTGACTCGTTGGTTAACTTGACAACCACCGAAGCAGGAAACGACCTCGGAACAATAACGAGGTTTTGAGACGATGCGCTTGTTGTTAAGATATTCATCTTTTAATTAACTCGCAGTAAGTGTTTTGTTTTTCTTACAAACAAAAAAGCCACCCGAAGGTGGCCTTTCTGAAGTTGTTTGCTTATTTTAATTTTCTTTTGCCACTTGCAAAGCTCGCTCAAGTACCTGGATTAAACGAAGTTCTAATTGTGCGTATCTCTTGTTTTCTTGCAACTGCTCGTTAATATCAGCAACGATATTTTCGGCTCCAAGCTCTTTTGCAGAATCGATAAACGGCTTCATTTTCTCAGCAACAGTTCCGTGTTGTTGAATGTTTCTTTTTGCCTCGTTTATGAATCGCTCCAAATCGGGAACAATGCCCGTATTCCCAATTGCCTTGTCGGTTTCCGCCTCCCATACCTGCAACCATTTTGCCGCAAGCGCAATCTTACGTGGTTGCATTTGGTTCATAATCTTCAACGCCTTTTCCATTTGTCAAAGATATATTAAAAGTCGGAACCAACAACGATGGTGGAAATACCAGCAGCAGACAAAGTACCGTCCAAGAAGTTCGCAGGAACTGGCTCTTGTCCGTTCAAGGTCAGAGTGTAGCCACTCATATCGCCCATAGCAGCACCAGTAACGATAGTACCACCAGTAACCTCGCAACCGTGTTCCAAACCAGCAACGAAGAAGTTGCCATTGCGGTCTTCAACGATTACAATCGGACGACCGTAGGCCATCAATTTGATTTCCTTGTGTGACTGCTTGCTCAACTTGTGCAAGGTCAAATTCAAGGTCTGGTCAAAGAACGTGGTTCCGTTGTCACGAGAAGAAGTGATTGCCTGCTCGAATGAGGAGGTTCCTTTCAGGTCGTATTTGTAAGCGGTCAATCCGCTTCCTAGAACGTCAATAGCATCCGTGTTGGTGGCGTCATAAGTCACCGTCAAGTTTGCATAGTTCAAAAAGTAAACCGCATTCAAACCACCTACAACGTCCTTGCAGGGTTCGATACGGCCAAGGGATAAAGCACAAGCCATTTTGTTTTTATTTAGTAGGTTAAAAAAGAAAGGGGTGGGGCGTTATTACACCACCACCCCCTTCAAGGAATTTAGAAACGATTAGGCGTAGTAAACGATGTCGGAACCGATACCGTACTGGATGCCTGCGCTCATACGCATAACCAAGCGGAAGTTCTGTGAACCATCGATGTCGGCCATATCAATCAGGCGAACTTCGTTCTTGTCGCTCAACAAGCCAGTTCCGAAGAACAAGTTGCTCTTTTGAGCGGCAACCATACGGTTAGAAGACAAACCTTCTGCCAATACAACGGGGATTCCGTCGAAGAACAGGGGCTGGTCGCCGTACCACATAGTCCCTTTGTTGTCCAAACCGTTAGCACCTACTCCAGAAGCGGCGAAGCCACCCAAAGCACGTACATAGGCCTTGGCTACGTTTTGAGAAACGTACAAGTAAACGTCGGGCTTGCCGTACAAAGCAGCAGGGATAGCATCAACTACCTTGCCCATTTCAGCGATAACGTTAGAAGCGGTAACGGTAGTACCGGTTACGTCTACAACGTCAGAATCAGCAGCGAACAAAGTTTGGAAACCTGCGAACTGGCCAGAAGATGCGTTAACACCAGCCCAGATGTTTTGCTCGATACGAGCAGAAACACGCTCGGCAGCGTAAGCAATCAAGAAGTCGGTAAAAGAGGCGGGGATATTCTTGAATGCAGAATAGCCCATTTCAACGGCTTGCCAAGTTTGCTCAAAGTCCTTTTTGCACATTTGCAAGTTAACTTGGAACTCCTCCAAGGTCAAGATACGCTCGGTCAAGGTAACGGTAGACGTAGGATCGAAGTCGCAAGTAGCGTCCTTCAAGATGTCGTCGGTGTTAACCTTTTGGATAACTGACTTGTACAATACGTTGGGCATAACCTCGATGAGGCCTTTGTCCAAGGTAGGTGCGCTCAACAGAGCGGCAGCAACGTATTTACCAGCGAACTCGCCAGCATACGTCGTGGTGATTGAAGTGTTAGTAGGCATTTGTTATTTTGGTTTATTTGTTAAGTCGTGCAAGAACTCGGTCAAGGGCTGATTCTGGCGCATTTTGCGACAGGTTTACAACCTCTTTCGTCTTTCCTTCTGGGTTATGTTTAATAGGGGAAGCGGCTGGTACGTCAGAAGACATTTCTTGCTTCTTCTTGTATGCACCCATTTCCTCACGCATAGCGGACAACTCCGCCTTCATTTCCTCAATTAGGGGCATAACCACCTCTTTGATTTTGTCTTCAACAGACGGCTCCATAGCGGCCTCAACCTCTATTTCTACCTCTGGTGTTTCCTCTTCGGCTGCTGCTTCTTTGATTTCGCCAACAATACCTTCCTCGGTAACGACAAGAACACGTCCGTCTTCCATCAGGTATTCACCTACTGGAACAGCGATGCGATCTTCTTCGCTAACGATAAAGATGGGTTGGCCTGCTTCAAATGCTTCGGCTTCAAGGACAGTGCCGTTGTCAAGTTTGGCTTGCGCCAACTTAACTTCTTCTTCTACTGCGGATAGCTCCGCAAAGAACTTGGTGAAAATTTCACTTGCCTTCATAATTCAACTAATTAAATGGTTATTGGATTGTTACAAATTCGGGGCTTTGTTCACTGGCCCTACTCCTTGCGCTCGGAGTGAACCATCGCAGCATTTGGAGGAATAGGTGTTGTTTTTGCATAGGCAGCCACGCTTGCCGTTTTTAGGTGAAGTGCGGGATGGTGTCTCTTTCATAATTTACCGAGTTCTTTTAATTTAGATTCTGCCCAACGCTTTGCGGCAAGTCCGCCCCATAGCAAGTAGCTAATAGTACCGCACGCTTCGGTATCGCCTTCGTCATAGTATGTTTCGGCTCTTGATAGGTACGAATACATACGGCTAATTGTTTCTACGCTTATGGGCTTTCCGTCTGCGAGTTGTTGCGCTCGTATCTTGCCGACCTGCGTAGCGCACTTGTTACCGCCTTTCTCGTTTAGCTCAATGCCTCGCTTTGCGTTATTGCGAACTGCCTCTGGGTAGTCCGAGTAGGATTCCATTTCGATTCGCTTCTTGCTTTTTAGGCGGCCATCCTTTTTGATTTTGGCAATAATGTTAGAAAGCAGGAACTCGGCTTCTTCTTCCTCGATGCGTTCCAAGTGGGATTCCATTTGCAACTTGTCAACAAAGTAGCCCTCTATTGAGAAGCCCTTTACACGGCCTGTTTTAACGTAGTTCTCCCAAACGTCCTCGTTGTTGACTTTCATAGAGACCATCCAAGTTCCTTCGGGCAAATCCATTCCGTAGATAGCCGTCTTGTCCTTTTTGGGGTCTTCAATAATCCACGATTCAACAACCGACAAGCCATTAAGCTCCGCTGCGTGTTCAAGTGTTGTGTTGCCTTGGTAGCCACGCATAAGGAATAGTTCGGATGCCTTGCGTACCGTCTCTTTTGAGAAGTAAACGTAAAACTCTTCCCCGCCTTGATTGCGGTAGATTGTTTTGTTAGGAATCAAAGCTGCGCCCATAAGGATTCGCTTTTCCTCGTCCTGCTTGGCGAACTGTACTTCGTGTTCTTTCGACAACGTAATAAAGTTTTCCTCAATAGCGGGATGCTCAACGATGCTTATGGCGTTAATACCATTAAGCCCTTCCGTGTCCTCTAAAACTAATTCAATTACTTTCATTATCCGAATGTTGCGGTTCTTGCTCTGCGTCTATTTAAGTTCTGTTGTGAAGTAACCTCACCCGCTACCACATAGGCACGTATTGGGCGGCTATTGGCGGAATTTACGGACTCGGCTAACTGGTTAATACCACCACGACCCACAACGTTAAATTGAGGCGTAGAGGATGCTCCTGCGGACTGGGGCGAGTACGAGGTGTCTGGGCTTGGGCCTTCTGCTCCGTCGAACTTGGTGGCTGCAATCTTGGCCACGTTAGCCGCACCGATTACACCAGCAGCAACAGCGTTCGCAACTCGTACAGGGAACGGCAACAAGCCATCGGCTCCCTTTGCGCCCAACGCCCCAACAACTGCCGTGTAAGTGGCCATCGTGGCATCGGCAATTTGCAGGGCTTTGTTCAACTGGAATGCCTTGCGCTGGCGGGCTTCGTTATCGCCTGCAAACAATTCAGAAAGTGAGGTTAGTGCCGACAAGGACTGCTGCGCAAGATTCATATAGGCATCGTTAACCATCTTGCGGTCTTCAATGTCCTTTTGGTTTAGGTCTTTTTTAATCTTGGCTGTTTCAATGGCCGCATCTTGCTCGATTGCCTTGCGCTCGTTTACCAACTCCGCATACCGAGCCGTGCCTTCTTTTGTGGCATTCAACTCGTCCTCAATGGCGGCAAGGCGTGCCGTTTTTAGAATGTCGATGTTTTGCAGTTGCGAGTTTAGGCGCATACGCTCCGAATCTATTAACTCGGCATCGGCATTTAGCTGGTTCTCTAATTGCGTTAGGTATGCTTCGGTATTTGATTTCTCAATATCGTTTTGTTCACGCAGTAACGATATGTAATTCATTTTCTGCTCCGACCTCTGGCCTTCAAGGCGTTCTTCAAGGTCTATCAATTCCAAACGTGCCTGCTCAAGTGCAACGTAATTCTCGGTTGTTTTATTTATGTCGTATTGCGCCTGTGCGAAGGCAACCTTTTTATCAATCTGTGCTGCTTCGTCCAGATATTGTTGCTCTAAAATCTTGCCGAGTTTTTCGTTCGCCTCAATGCGTTCTTGAATAGACGCAAACTCGTCGTCACGTGCTTGCCGTTGCTTCTCGGCTAACGTCTGGGCTTTTAACTGAATCTTTTGACGCTCTACGTCCGCCTTTGCTGCGGCCTTCTCTAACTCGTTTAGTTTCTCCCCGTCCTTGACGGCCTCCTTAACTCGTTTAGTTAGTCGCTCTGCGGCTTTCTGTATTTTTTCAATACCACCTTCCTCAACTCCAACGATACCGTCTACAACCTCGCTAAATGCCTCCTTGGCGAGTTTAGATGCTTCCGCAAAGTCGCCTTTGAAGAAAGCAAGAATCGCACTACCAAGCGCACTAACGGAGTTGCCCATTTGCTTAAATAGGTTCAGTCCGTATTCAACAACCAACGAACCAAAGTCCTTAATCGCCTGTACTGGGTCTTTGAAGATTCTATCAAGGGCATCGGCCACCGCTGGGAACACCACCTCCGCAAGGTCGCTAAATAGAATCTTGATTGTATTTATGGTGACGTTAAAAAAGTCGACTACCTTTTGGTTGCCTGTAAACACCTCGGTAATTGTATCGCCTACAACCCCAATAATGGTCAAGCTCTTGATGGCGTTAACAAGTTTAGATATGCCGCCTTGGGTCTTCTTTGTAGATTCCTCGGCCTTCTCTGCGCCCTTCTCTACCTTATCAAAACCTTTTTTTGCGACATTACCAACCTCCTTGAGTGTGCCTACAAGCTCTTCCGCTTTATCGTTGAGTTTGTTTATGGAGTTTTCAAGTCCTTTGGTATCGCCTTCTATCTTTACTGTTTCGGTGACCGCCATTTTCTATACTTTCTTTTTACGCTTCCGTCTAACTTGTACATTCCCTTTGCAATGTCGATTTCCTTTCCTACGCCGTAAAGCGTACTTGCATTAAGAAGCTCTATCAAATAACTTAAATACCCCTGTTTCATACATTGTTTAATAACTCAAACTCGGCCTTGCCCGTGGTAAGGTTTATCGTTACGTTGTTAACCAACCACCTCTGCCCGTTCCAGATTAACTTATTTTTTAGGTCGAAGTTTAGAATCTTGCCAAGTGGCAAAATGGCAGGAACCCGCACTAATCTACGGCTTGGGTTGTACAAGTCCGTAATATAGTCGCTCCAGTAGGTGTTGTATAGTGAATTGTTTACCGACTGCAATAGGTACGGGTCGATGTCTGCTCCGTAGTTCAAGGAGTAGGTAGACGCCGTGTTTGTGGACGCACTGGACGTATTTGCGTACACTACCGTTGTAACTGATACTGCATTATGCCCAGATATTGTTTGAGTTGGGTCAATAAATGCCAGCGTGTTTGGGCTAATTGTTATTGTGCCGTTCACGTAAAATATAAACGGCTGGCCTAAATAAGTTTCCAGTTCCCGTGTTACCGCATATCCTGCCAGCAATTTCGTTAATGCTCCGCCATCTTGGTCAGTTAGCCGTGTAAAGAGCATCTGGTCGAACTGCGGATCTACCGCCAATTCCTCGTCCGTGTCAAAGACAAAATTAGAGCGAAGGTCTCCGTAACCCACGTCGTTAGTAAGGCGGTATTCTTCGCCCGTAATTGCTCCTGTTTCGTTGTACTTGAAATTTATTTGCTTGTACAGTTGTGGGCGTTCTACTTGGCTCTCTGTTATGTCAAAGTATTGCGACAGGTCAATGTCTGTACCCGAAGCGTACCATTGGTCAAGCGGCATAAACTCAAACTCTGTATCGCTTACTGGAACAATAACCAGATTGAACATTTTGCAAAGCGAGGCCAAAAAGTCAGTAACCTTTTGCTCTGGCATTAAAGAGGGAATGTCAATACTTCCGAACACCTGCTGGTTTGCGGAGTTGTATGCTGAAGCGTAAACCGTGTTTGGCGAAAATGAAAGCTCAATGTTAATCTCGTTAACGGTGAATGTTACGGTTTCGTTCGTTGAGCGTTGAACGGCAAGATATGCTACGCTATTATTAGTTATTGGTATCTCGCTAAAAGTTGTGGTTGCGTTGCCGTTTTTAACTTGCTGCGCTATCAATATGCCATCAATATACAAACCTACATTGTAGTCACTTGCATAACCTCCAACGCTTAAATCAATCGAAACGTCGTAGACGTTACCAGAACCAGTTGCCCCCTGCGGTGTAAAAGTGCTATTTGAATAATCCCACCAATCGGTAGCAATTACAGAATACGGGTCTGGAGCTACTAATTGCGCCCAAGGGGTAGCGTTTGGAATATCCTTGTACATATAGCCAGCGTGACGGTGACACCACATATACAACTTATCAAAGTCATTAACCCCCGTATCGACTATATTAATGCCGTACTTATTTTCTATCGCATCAATAATTGCAACAATAGTAATAGCGGGCTTTAGGTCGTAGTATTGAATACCGTGCGTTTGATTTTGATTATGATAGTATATGTTGTTTGGGTCGCTATTGCTGGTATCGCTTTCGTAAAACCAAACGTCTTTTGCTGTAATCAAGGGGAATACAACGGGGGCGAATGTAAATGAAGACAATCCAGCGTAAACGTTGTTAGGTGTGTAGTCTAAATTGTAAGCCGACAACCCTTCAAGGTCGTACAAGTAGTCCTCCCCGAAAATGTCGGTAAGGTTAACCAGCAACCCGTAAAACGTAATATCGTAAGCATACGGAGCGTTCTTACGCATCTGTACGCCTTCCAATTCAATAGAGCCGTACCGAAATACCAAGCCGTTGATTTCAATTCGTCCATCGGCTCTTAATCGGTAGTCAGCGCCGCCCACAATATCCGTGCGGTAGTAGTGTTCAAAGATGGCGTTGTTACGTGGCGAAGCGGGAACGCTAAACCCCTGCGTAAAGTCAGTGAAGACCTTGCTTATGTCTTGAATGTTCTGGACGGATAAGTTAATCGTAATATCCTCGTCTTGGAATACGTCAAGCTCTTGCTCACCTACAAAAATGGTAACCTTGTTTCTCATCGTGCGTTATTTCGGATGTCCCAAGCAATATCAAACGTCAAGGTGTAATTTATGTTTCGGTCGTTAACCTCTTTAAGGTATTGTATTCCAGTATCTTGCGGGTTAACTGTGAACTCTACTCCTTCGTAATTGATAGAGCACTTCTCACTCATAAGGATTTCACGGATAACGTCGTCGTAGTTCTCGTCCACCCAGCCCGTATTTAGCACAATCGTTTCTCTGCTATTGACGTCAAAGTTACGATACTGGACTTGTTGCGAAACGTTAAACGGCTGGTTCAACTGCGGCATATAGCTTTCCCGTGTTACGGCTCCGCTTCTTGTTGAGACCTTAAAGAAAGTAACAAAGTCGCTAACACCAAAGCGGTTAATAAACGTAAGCCGCACTGGCGTGTACTTCGGCTCGCAAACCAACTCGTAATTGTAGTCGGTAGCATTTTCCTCGTAACCCAATTCGGCAAGTGCTGCACGTAGGCAGGCGAATCCTTCGCACGTTCCACCGTCTGCTTCGACACGTGCTTTGTAGTTTACAGATGCGCTATCGCTAATAAGCGAAATAGTGTAGTCCTCGGTTGGTACAACCCCCAAGAACGAATCTATGCTTGCGGGGCCTGCTGGAATGTAGATTACCTTTTGCGTGGATTGCAAGCTCGTATTTGCGAATCCCAGCTCGTCAGATAGCACGTAAAAATAGTCCGTTCCGTTTACGTTGTACAGAACTCCGTTAAGATCGGTGTTGGTATCGTACAAAGCGGGAAGCGACTGCTCGTAACCGCTGTAAACTTGCATTGTGCGGTTGGTCAACAGACCAGCACCCGCAACGATACCTCCAGATTGCGTTGTAAAGGGCAACCATCCGTCCGAACATAGAAAGGATTGATTGCTTTGAATTAGTCCAGAAGCGGGAGTTCCTGCATTCACGTAGTTAGACGAAAGAGTAAACTTGCACCATACCACTTCGGTTGTTGCTAATTCAAAATCAGATATAGAACCATTTTTAAGTATGGTTGTAATTTTTTCCCGAATTAGGTCGCTGATTTCAAATACAATAGGTTCGTTATCAATAGACGTTTTAAACAACGTGTAATCAGCTGTCGGGCTTGATGCGCTGCTACCTGCAAATATCCGCAGGGTAAGCGTAGCGTCAACGAGGCCGTCGTTAACGGCACTACCCTTGGTTAGCGTTATGAAGATAGGCGACCTTGTTAACTGTAACGAGGCGGGAAAGGTGGCTACTGGTGCTGACATTATTTACGTGTAAATGCTTGGAAGTCGTCTTTTGTTAGCTGGAATGCGTTTACGACCTCTTGCGGTAGTTTATTAAAGTTTACTTTGAACGGGTTGCTGAAAAAGTAACTCGGCTTTATGCCGTTGTTGTACACGCTTCTTGCTATCAAGTATTGCAGCGACTTCCGTGGGACAAAACGCCCCTGCTTGTCTCGGATGCCTTGAAGGCCTTTGCGGACTACCCATTGAGCGAATGCCTTGGGTGGTGGCATCTTATTGGTGTATTTGTACGGTGTATTGTACTTGCGCTTGACACCGCTTACACCCTTGTCTTGGTATTCCCCATAGTCCTCCATTTCAAAGGTCAAAGAGAACGAATTAGGGCCTACGGATAGGTCGTAGTCCAACGAGTTGTAAAGCTCTTTAGAAGCGTTCTTTTTCTTCTTGGTAAGATTTTGCCTCGCCTGTTGAATTACACGCTTTGCGAACTTATTAAGAACCGCCTCAACCAACTCCTGCCTTGCCATTAGCAAATACTAATTTCAGTGTTTGGTACAATCAAGTCGAAGGTCAGGTTCCACCCAGTAAGCAAGTTCTCAAACCTTTCCGTGAATGGCTCGCAACTTACGTCTCCTTCGATTTCGTATTTATCCGAGTACAGCGTGCCACGGCGTAACTGCGATTGCAGGCCGTTCAAGATTGCAAGGGTCGTGTTCAAAATATCCTGTTGGTTGTCTACGCCAAAGAAAGGCTCGTTTTGATTTCGCAAATCTTGCTTCGTTTCGTCCACGATGTCCATAGCAAGAACCGATACGTTAAAACGAATTACGTGATCGGAGAAGGTGGCTTGGTTCACCATAATATGCGCCAACGGAAAGATGGTCTGCTTGTTTAGGTCAACGTCGAAGATGTCGCCAAACGTAACCACCTTCACCAGCGGGTGACTGGTTAGGTAGTCGTTTATTTTCTCGGTGGCTTGGTAGAAACTTCTCATAACTTTAATTTTTGCATTTCGATTTCGTTCTTCTCCTTCTCAAAGGTTAGGTAGGTTAGGCATTGATGAATAGGTAGTCGAGTGACTGCTTCAAACTTTGTGACGTCTCCTGAAGCCAAAGCATAGATGGAGGAATACCATCCCCATCGCTGTCCGAACTGCGCTTCTCTTGTATAGATGTCTTCGCCTCCTTCGCCAAAGAGTTTAGTGTATGTTGCGCTAATACGTTCCCTAAACGATAAAAAAAAACCATCGCACCCAAGGCAACCGATACGGGCATCTGCTTAAACAGTTCCTCCCTGCCTTCGTCTGGGGTGTAGTCCTCGATGTCGTAGCGTTCGCCTTTCTCCTTGGTCACGGGTCGGTACAATACCGCCATTGCACGGTGCATCGTGGCCCAGTCCTTCATATAGTTGTCAAGGTCTACAAACTCACCAAGTGAAATATCATTAAGCGCAGGAATGAATCCGTATTTAGTTCCCTTCAGCTCGAAGAACTTGGTAAGGTCTGGCTTTTGGTTTAACGTCTTGCTCAATACGGCAAGGACGTTGGTAGCGTCCACAAGGCGAACCTTTGGCAAGTCGGAGAAAGGAACTTGGCAAAAGATTTCGAGCATCTTCTTTTGGCGAAATTCCTCGTCTCCTTCAATGCGAGCGAAGCGTTGGTATTGCTCCAGCGTGATTTCGTCAAGTGACGTAGGTACTACTAATTTCAGTTCCATAGATAAATAACTCAACGGACGTTATAGCGACCGTAGTTAGGTTTAGATAACTTATTTGCTACCGCATAGCGTGCAGCATCGATTCCGTGGTCGAATGCACTAATCGGCTTATTAAGAAGGTTTCCGTTTTTATCCTCAACCCATTTGTAATTCTGGAGTTCTTTGATTAGGTTGCTGCTCCGTGGAGTTGCGAATAGCTTGTGCCGTTTGAGAATATCAATCCCCGAGTTTACCGAGTCGGCTCCTTTTACTGTTGGCTTTACGTTCCACCCAAAGCGGTGCAGCTCGTCGATGGACTTCGGCTCTGCGCTATCGGCAAATATTTCGTCTCGCCTATCTAAATTGAACGACTGAAAATGGGAGTGGATGTCTCGGTTTGTGAGTCCAGTTCGGTAAATGAGTTCGTCAAGGTATAAGTTGTTTTCCAACTGGTAAACGGCCACGAGTGCGGTTGGGTCGTTGGTGTAACCGAAGTCAAGTCCATAACTGATAAGTTTTGCATCTGTTGGTATTTCGGCTTGCCCGAATTGAAAGATGGTCGCACGGCTCATTCCACGCTCACCAAGGCCATAGATACGCCAGTAGTCCTCGTCGGTGTCACGTAGGCGTTCTATTTCGTCTACAATCGACTTGTCGAGGAATGGGTTGTCCCTGTACGTTGTTTGGTAAAAGTCGCAGTCCTCACGGGGTATAACTCGGTCGTAAATCCAGTGAAACGAATCGGAGGGGTTGTAGTCAATAATAATACGCCCATCGGTACGAAATACCAACTGCTGCCAATCCTCGTAAAACAACTCATTACCCTCGTTTATGTAAAGAAGGTTCCGTTTACGCCCCCGTATCTTCTGGGGCTGGTCAAGTGAAATAAACTCAACAAGGTTTCCGTTTAGGTGGTATTCGTTGCTTGACTTGTTATGGCAATCTTCGTTGTACAATTCGTAGGCACGTAGGATGTCGAGAAAGTCACGCATAACCGAAGCCCGAAGCGATGGGAACGACTTACGGCAAATGGTTATGGTCTTGCCCGTATTTCGGTAGGTATATTCAAAAATAATCCAGAGCAGGATATTGTAAGTTTTCCCACTCCGTGTACCGCCTTGCTCAACAACAATCTTCTTGTTGCTGCGTTGCAGGTGATTAAATACCTTATTCGTTCGTATCTTCTCCAAGTACCTCTATTTGGAATAACTTACCGCCTACGGCGTCAATTTCCTGACGCTCAACGTAGCCACGCTTCTTGCCTTTGGTCTTGAGAAAGAAAATGGTTGCGGTGGAGTTACCATCTTTGATTTGTTTGTGCAACTGGCTTTCTGCAAAGTCAATAGCCACGTCTGCGATTGAATCGACTGCTGCTTTATATTCTGGGTCGCTATCCATCCAAAGGTAGTGCGTAGTTCTTCCAATTCCAACCGTCTTGCAAGCCGAGGTAACTACCCCTAACGATTTTTCCAACGCATCGAGCATTGCCTTTTTATGCTGTACAGTTTTGTCCATCTAAATCTTTGTTTTATATTTGTTTCACCTGCGAGGGAAGTGTAATGGTTGCACGCTTGGTATTCCAATCAAGAAGTGGCGTTCGAGTCGACCTCCTCGCTCAAAGTAGCCCCGCTTGTCGGGGTTTCTTTTTTGGGATAAGGTTTACTTAAAGATTGACACATAGCAATTAAACTCTTGTCAAGTGGGTAAATATACTTATGCTTTGGCTTTGGGTAATATACACTTGGTTCCCTTTTTAGGATTTTCCTTGCCGCACCAACGGAACCGCCCATTGACTTATTGTGCTTTCCTTCTATTATTGGAGGCGACTTCACCTCTCCCAAGTAAATCCAATTAGACGCTTGGTAAATTGTTCCAATATGTCCCTGCTCTTGGTCTGCGTAGCTCACAACTAATTTGCATAATGGTATTTTTTTTGTAATTAGTTTTAAACTCAAGCTCATTATTTTACTTACGGGTTGGTCTTGTTTTCCGTTTAAGGCCATCCGTACAAACTCTAAAACTTGTCCTTGACTTAAATTGTATTGTTTGCCTATTTGAGGTGAGGCACCCGTTCCGTATAAAACAACTCCACACCATTCGTTATTATCGTTAAAAACGGAATAGCCAAAAGTATTTATTGGTATTGTTTTAGCGTAATGAAAATTTAGACAAGCATATTTAATTGCTTTATGGGAGGCAATTTCTAATCTCATAACTCCCCAGCACTAACTGAAAAATAAGCCCCTTGATACTTTCTATCTAAAATCTCTTGTATATCTATCTCCGCTTTTTGTAATTGCTCTGGACTATCAAAGGTTATTTTCATAGTCGCTGGCTTTCCCTTCTCCTCACCAATTAACTCATCGTGGGACGGCTCCGCTAAAAAAATAGGTAAGTCAAGACCCCATTCTTGGAGAAGCGTCTCGTCCCATTCGTTTGCTAATAAGTCCCAGTCCCATTCACCGAAGCCAACGTTGTCTTTGATTATGAACTCCGCCTGCTGCTCTGGTGTTAACTGGTCGGCAACAATAATAGGCACCTCGGTAAGCCCTGCGGCTTGGCACGCCTTCAAACGCATATTCCCTCCGAGTACCACCATATCCGCATCCACAACAATAGGACGAAGGTTTAGCATCTCGGGGAACTCCTTAATTGACTTTACGAGCTTTTTGAATTTATCGTCTTTGATAATTCGTGGGTTGCTCGTATTGGGAACCACTTGGGTAATTGGTACTATTTGCATTCCTTTTTATTTTATTTACAATACAACCAGCAGTCAGCAATCAAGATACGATTCGGTAGTAACTCGTCCACCGCTTGAATTACTCCCTGCCAGTTCTCGTGGTAGTCGTCTCCTGCTAAATATCCGCCTTTCTTTACTTTGGGTAGCCATAGGGCAATATCCTCCTTTACGGCTTCGTAGGTATGCGTTAGGTCGATAAACACAACGTCCAAAGATTCGTCTGCAAACTTCTTGGAAGCGGCTTTAGAAGTGGCCTTAATGGATTTGTAATTGCGGTCTCCCATATTGGCCTTAAACAGATCGTATATGTTTTCCTCTGTCGCCAGCTTGTGTGTTGTGGTGAGTTCGTTTGGTGAACCCTTCCAAGTGTCAATGATTGTTATTTGTTTGTCTGTTGCTTTGTCGCATAGGTAGGCCGAGGACTTACCAAGCCAAGCACCAAGTTCCACGAATGTACCTCCCTCTGGCATTTGGGATATTAGGTAGTCGTATGCTGCTTTGTGGTTAAACCAGCCGTCTATATCTTGGTAGTGTTTCATTTCAGCAGGCGTTCTAAACGAATGTCGTTAAAGTCGTGTATATTGAATTTGGTTGTCATATCCTCGTGCAGTTGCATTGCAATATCAAACGCTTTGTCTATTGTTAGTTCTCGTATTGCTTTGTTCCAGTCGCCTTTATGGGCAACCTTTACGCAGTTCTTGTCGGTTAGGTGTTGGGCATAGGGTGCTACGTCACTAATAATTAACGCACAACCAGCGAATCCCGCCTCTACCATCTTTAAGTTCGATTTGCAGCGGTTGAACTCACTTGGGATAAGTGGAGCGAGTGCAACGTCAAACGCTTGGTACATTGCTCCGTATTCGTTCGGGGGCATTGTTTGGAGCTTGTATCTTGCTCGGCTTGCTTCAACGTAGCCGCCAATATCGGCAACGTAAGATTCCACCGTTGAAAGGTCTATATTGTTTTGCGTAAGGTCTGGTAGGTGGCTTATGCCCGCAACGTAACCAAAGCGCATCTCCTCTGACGGATCCCGTGTGATTTGCCATTGCGGGTCTGCGGGGTCTAGGCCGTTGGGAATGATAACTACGTTTTTATTGAGCTTCTTGATTTTATCGGCTAAATACTTTTGCGTTGTCCACACCTCGTCTGCGAAGTACATAGAGTTCCTTATACGGTGTTCGAGTCCTGCTTTGTCGTAGGTGACTTTGGAGGGGTGGTCTAACGCCAAGTGCCACCAGTCGTCGTTATCAATGATAACCTTCTTACCTGACTGCTTGCAGATGGCAAAAAAGTTAGCGAACGACTCGCCAGAAAAAGGAACTGCTCTAGAAAATATAACGTGCGTAATTCCTTCCCAGTTGTCGGGCTGTACCTCCTGCTTGTAATTGATTATTTGAAAATCAATAAGCCCCTTCTCTTTGAGTAGAGTTAGGGGCTTGTATATGCGGTGGTAAACCACGCCAGAATTTTCGTCACCGATACAAAGTACGCTTGGCCTCATCTTAAATAGTTGTAGTAACAAAGATAGTCTTGGTACGTCTTAATCTTTGGGTTACGTGTCATAAGCTCCTGTGCAAACAGTCCGTCTGCTTCGTATCTGTACTCGAATCTTGCTTTGCCGATAAACCCAAGCCGAGCCATATAAGAGGCCGTGTCGATTGTTCCTACCCGTGGCGATTCGGTAGCGTGAAGGCGTGGGTCTCCGTTGCGGAAGCATTGCGCCCAGTTTACAAAGTCCTCGGTGCTATCCTTGACGGCTTCGTACCAGTTCGGGTGTATTATGTTATCGTCGTCCAATATGTAAATGTAGTCGTTATCGCTTGCGGACGCTTGCAAGTAGTCAAGTGCCATATTTCGTAATGGGTTGCCAAAGGCCCCGCCAAGGTTAGACCGCACCACCTTAACCCCTTTCGGTACTTCTTTCTTTTTGGTCGAGTAGTCCATAAAGACCGTCCAACTGCAACCAGCAGGAATCGACTCCCGCAAGTGTTCGAGGTTTTCTGGTCGTGAGCAAGGGGTAACGATATGAATCATTGAGGTATTTTTTTCAAATGTACGGCCTTCAAGAAGTCCTTGGATAACTCAACACCAAAGTCGGCTTCGTGGTGGCATTCACGGCATAGAGCCATTAGATTTTCTATTACGTCTCGGCTCTTGCTGCCACCCATTCCCCTTGGTTCGATATGGTGTATGTCCACGGCTCGCCTGTTGCAAACCTCGCAAGGGATAAACTCAACAGGGCTTAACCCCATCGCTTTGAGGTAAATCTTCGTGTGATTCTTCATAATGTTCTCCAGAATTTCCGTTACGAATAATAATACGGAGGCGTTTCTCCTCCTCGTCTTCTACATAAGTGTAATTAGCGCAGCTCATAAGTTTATATTGTTCTCGTTTATTAATTCCCGCAGTTGGTCACGGCACGCATAGTACGCCTTCAATTCACCTTCCGAGGTTCCGTCTGGTGCGTACTTGGTTTTACTACGCAGCCATTGGTCTAAATCCCAAAGGACGGAGTGCATTTTGTGGCCGTTTGTTGCCATATCAAACTCTATCTGGTCTTCTGGCAGACTGTATTCAATAATGGCTTTCATTCCTCGTTGGTGTTAAACGTTTTGAAATAGGTTTTTGATTGTGGCTTCAATCTCGCTCAATCTCATCTCTGCTGTTATGCGACTATTCTCGGATTCAATTATGGCCGTGATTTCGTCTAACGTCTTGTAGCAAGCGATTAGCTCTTGGATTGGTGTTTTCATTTCTCGCTGGTGTCCCAATACATTTCGCATTCACCCTTTTTAATTGGCGAGGTCATAAAGTAGGATTGAAGCATACCAGCGGTAGCCGTGAATCGGTAACACGTTTCCCGAAGGTCGCAGCCCCTGCCTGTGCATTTGGTTATATCGGTCATAACTGCCCAACAATAGTGTAGTTGTCTAACTCTGGCTCGTCCACACCCATAAAGAACTCCTTGTATATGGAAATTGCCTCTTGCAACTTCTTTTCGCCTTCTTCTACAAATGCAGGGCTAATAGTGTAAATGCCCACGTCCAAGCTCGCCTTGTCGATTGCAATAAATATAAATTTATCAATAGGCACCCCAAAGAGCCGAGTGTAGATATACGCTTGCAAGTCGTAACCGTACTTCTTTGCTGAATAAGGAAACGCACGTAAGTCGGTAGTGGTTTTTAGATCTGCAATAAAGTTGTCGCCTAATATGTCGGCTTTTGCTCGGAAAGGTATGCCCTCTATCGTTCCAATAGCAGGAACCTCAAATTGGCAACCTTGAATGTAACCGAGGACGTGTTCGTTTCGCAACAGGGCATCTGCGATGCGTCTTGCTTCGTTGTATTCCTTCTTGGTGATTATTTGGCCGCCTCTTGCTTTGGCCTCCTTCCATATATTCGTATTCTTGCTCTGTACGTCAATAATATCGTACTCCTCTACTCGGTGCGGTTCCAAGGCCATTAAGTGAACCAAACGCCCTACCGAGAAGGCATCGGATTCTTCTTGGCCATACTTCGTGACGTAGTGGTACGTCTTTGGTGACTGGAGTAGTAGTTTACAAGCCGAGGACGAAAGGGCGGCCTTTGAAAGGTAGCCGTAGTAAAACGAATCGTCCATCATTTTCTCCATAACGGTTGCCCTATCCCAAGTGCTACCGTCTAACAGTTCAATTATTTTCATAGCATTTTTTTAATTCGTTCGTGTGCTGCTACTCCGCCATTATTCCAAGCGGTGTCCATACGCATCGACTCGAAGTTAATTGCCTTGTCGATTTCCTCTTGTGGGATTTCAGTTCCGTACTGCTTAATTAGCAAGTACATATACTCAACAGTTGTCATTTTTTTTAAGTATTGAATTAATGTCGTTTGTCAAAAAGAATTTACCTCGTTCGTCCTTCTCTACCTTTAACCCTACTTGCTCCAAAAGTTCAAGGTATCGGTACACGGAGCGGACGGTTATCTTCAGCGTCTTGGCCAAGTGGTTACGGGATTTGTTTTCGCCAGATTGCAGTTCGTTAATCAACTGAAATACCCGATACATTCTGTGTTGATTCATATCAAAAATGTAGGTAATTAAAGTCCTGCTCCATTGCTCGCTCGTACAACGGCTCCCAGTTGAAGCCCTCAACCATTGCTGGCTGGTAAGGGTGCTGGTCAATGTCACCAATGCCGTAAGCATCGACAACTTCTAAACGCCAGCTAAACATATCTTGTACGGTTTTGAATCCTGCCCAAGCGGCAAATACATCGAAGTAGTCGCCTGCGATGTCTTCGGGTGCAAGACCTTGGTTCTCGGCCTCGTACATAAGGTCGGTGTAGGTTACTTGCATAGCACTTGTGCGATGTAGGATGGAACAATAAAAATGGCAAGCAACGCTGTGCTTACAATCAAGTACCAAGCGAGCCATACGGTCACGTCTTGGAACCAGTTAATCAGTTTGTTTTTCATTGTGTGTGTGTTTAATGTTCACCAAAGATATAAAATTTTCAACACATACAACATTGAGACAAAAAAAATAGCCCCGAAGGACTATTTATTTTTCCATTGGGTGTAGCATACCGCTAATCGCTGGTCTTTCCGAGGGTATTCAGTTATCATTGTGTCGTCTGTGACGCAACGATTGATAAACTCCTTCTGGTCTTCTTTGGCTTTAGGGGTTGGTAAAGGCATAGATTTGTTTTGCTTGGTTTACGTTTAGGAACCCTACCACCTTGTCAACCTTGTACGTCTTTGCGAAGTCGGTTGTTGCGGGCATTCGTTTTGTCTCCCAGTTAATTTGCAAGTCAGCCAATCGGAAAACATAAATACCAACAGGGGTAGAATTAATATAAATAGGGTTGGTCTCGAATCTTGCCGAACGAGCAAGCAAGTTATCGTACTTCATTTTCTCAATGAGCAAGGTATCGTAATGGCTGCGCCTGCATTTTAACTCAATGTCAAAGGCCCATTGGGCCGAGTAGCAATCCCAGTGCGACATTGGCTCCTCGCTCATTTCCAAGTCAGGCAGGAATCGTTCTTTTAAGAACTCAAACAGCTGCCGTTCCGTCATACTCGGAGTAGACGCTACGCAGTTCCTCAATCCATTGCTTCCAAAGTTTAGGATTGCAACCGCAGGGGATGTGGTAGGCGTGGTTAAAAATGCGGGCGTGAATCTTTGCGATTTGCTTCTGGTCTTGTGAACTCATTGAGGACTTGTACCGTGCATAGAACTCGGTAAGCCATTCGTATTCGTTCTGTTCCAAGCATTTTGGATTCTTGCTTGGGAATAATCTGTTGAGCTTCTCCTTGCGAGCTTCGCATCCGCAGTCCACGCCAGTAGTATCGCTAAACCAATCGACTACTGCCTTGATGCCAGTGGCTTCGGTAAACTGCTCGATGCGATCACCGAGACCTTTTGGCTTTCGACCACGTTTGGTACTCGGCTTCGCAGTTGCTTTTAATTCGTTCTCTGCCATTTTTTAACGTATGATAAATTGAACGTAAACTTATTTTGGTGTCGTTAGACAACTTACGCATTGAAACGTTTGAATCGTGGTACAGGGTGAATAGCTTGTTATCGTACCAATCCCATCTAGAGATTTCGCCCTTTACTGCTTCGGCTAATTCCGTAAAGGCCAAGTCAGAATCGAGGTCGTGCATTTCGTCTATATCGTCAAACTCTTCAATAGATACGAATTTGGCCGCCTGTTGCTGCTGGCGCAAGTAAAGGTTCCGTAATGTAATATAAACAAAGAACGTGTTGGGTTCTTCGCCATAGCGGATCTTCTCAAAGTCCTTTACATACGTGTACAATCTTATGTACATATCTTGAACGAGGTCTTGGGCGGTATCGTAGTCCGCACCAAAACTCTTTGCCATCCGAATCCAGTCGGCGTGGCGTTCTGCTAATCGTTCAAGTAGTTCTCCCATTCGATTTCGAGGATAAAGATAAGTAAGGGTATCTGTATCTGGTGAAGTTCGATGTCGTCCAGTTCTACTTTCGACCAGTTGAAGCCAAGTAAAACGCCGTAAATAGGGTAAAATCCGATATTAAAATTCATTGGTTATCTGGTTTATTTGTTGCAGCTTGGCTTTTAGATACGTTATCTGTTGCTTCAATTCTGCATTCTCCTTTACCAAATAATCATAATTAAGCACATTGGTTACCGTTTTTTCTTCGGTCGCTTCTTGCTTTGGCAATTCACCTCGGATATGCAAGGCCGACTTTAATGCCGATTCATAAAGAGCGTTGCGTCTGTATTGCAGCTTCTCGTAATGAATTATTGTTGAATAGTCTTTGCCTAACTGAAACCCAAGCTCCGTTAGCGTGTACATAGGTCGGAACGCCTTGCAATAAGCCGAGCGTACTACCACGTTTCTCGCTTTGCGGCTTCCGTCGTCCTCGTACTGGATGTAGTCGCAGAATGTTTTGTAATTCATCGCTTACCTCGGTATTGTGCCTTGCCCATTTGGCGCTGGGTTAGTACGTGAAGGAGTGGTACGCTGTAGGTCTTGCCTTGCTCGTCTTGTATAAGCATCCACGCTCCCCAGTCCTTCCAGTTGCTAGCACGGCGGTAGTCAAGGACAACAAAACGCTTCTGGTCAATTTCAAAGATTTCGTCAATGTCAAACGGTAGGGGGATAAAATCGCCTCTCATATTAGTTGCTCTTGAAGTTTTAGGATTTCGGCTTTTGCTTGGTCAAGTTGTATAAGCGACTGGTTTAGGTCGTAGCGTAGTTTGGAGTTGTCCAAGCGGGCTTCAAGTACCTTTACGTCTAACGTCCTTTTAAGGTCGACCATATCCTCCAGCATTTGTGTTGCCTTCCAAAGCGAAAGCAGGTGGTCAACAATTACGGTTTCGGTCGGGTTGTCTACCGCTACTTGATTAATCCATAGGATCGCATCGTTAACACGGAGAATCTTGTCTCTAACGTGGATTTCCCAAGCGTCTTCAGAATGGTGCATCGGTGTCATTTAAGGTAATTTGTACAGGTGTCGGAGCGTCCAGCAAGTTATATCCGTCTATCTTAAATCCAACATTTCCTCTTATTGATTCCATACGAATAGGGTCACCCAGCGGAGTAGGCCGTCCGCCTGTTTCCATTTCCTTTGTTTTTCTTACGTGCAGCTCGGTAAATAACCAGTCGGTCGGGTGTTGGGCCATTCGGTGAACCACAAGAACGCAATCGGCACGGTTTCCCCACTTGCCCCCTCCTTCAATATCGGAAGTCATTGGAGGCATTGGAAGCCCTGCGTATTGATGCCCTTGCGGAAACGTTCGGCGCATCGCCTCTGTAACTGGGTGTGTGTTTACGACTGTTGTTACGTTGTTCTTGTGGGCGAACACCCGAATAGCCGAGGCCACCTCGTAGTGGTATTCGTGCATCCCTGTCTTCCCAAGTTTCTTTTGGTCTGTGGATAGTGAGTTGTATGGATCAATAAGCGCACCAGTGTAGTCCCATTCCTCTTTGATTTCCTCCATTACCTTCAATAGGCCAAAGGCATCGTACAGCTTGTTGCCATCTATAAACGTGAAGTATTCGTTTACAAAGTCAAGATGGCGATACATAACGTGTTCTGGTATTTGCTGAATCGGAGCGCAGGCAAGAAACTCAATCATTTTTCTTTTGAGTGAGTGTACCTCGTTTTCTGCTGAATAGACCAACCACTTCTTCTCGTAGTTCTGGCTCTGCATAAGCATAAGGTAAATAAGCGTATGCGTCTTACCCACGTTGGCGTGGCCAGTTACAACGATAAACTCCCCGTCCTTGAAACGTAGGTATTCGTCTATCTTGGGATTGCCGAGCTTGCCAGTATCGAAATACTTTCCCGCCCTTGCTCGTTCCAGAAACGGAAGTACCGCTTCGTTGGTTAAAATGTCTGGGTGTCTCATTCTGTGTGTTTGGTCAAAAGTAAACAAAATATCAATACAAAAAACTCAAAGCAAAAAAAAGCCCCTCCGAAGAGGGGCCAGCAGTCCTAAAAAACACACACACTAAAAAGGACTGCTTTCTTCTACACGTGGAGCGAAGTGTTCTTCGTGTGTTGCTCCCTTCTGCTCGTTGAGCATCCAAGCGTTAAACTTATCGGCAAGCTCAAAAATCTTATCTACTGGAATCGTTGCGCCTTGTGAAACGTAGGCCGCTGACATTTCAACCGCAGACTTCAATGCAACCTGACGGATGATTGACTTACCACGGTCGTCGTTACCTGCTGCGCTCTTTGCAAACGGAGCGGTGTAGTTGTTTTGGAATCCCGCTTTTTGAATCTTGATGGTTCCCTTCTCGTTCTTGGTGTAGGTAACGTCGTCACCTACTGCGTAAGGGGGAGTTGTGGACTTTGCGAAAGTCGTTCCGAAGTCGCCATCGTCAAAGCGTACTTCAAACTTGAAAAACTCGTTCCACTGTCCAGTGGGGGTAATGCTGGTGATTTTAGCCATTTTGCAATTCGTTAATTAAGGTTCTTTTTAATACTTCATTTTCTGCTTCGAGGAACTCGTTGCGTGAGGCAAGTGCCTCGATGCGGTGTTGCAGAAACTCCACCATTTGTGCGGCCCCATCTTGAGACCAATTCGTTCGGAAGGTGTATTCCATAAAGTGAGTGTGTTGGTTAATGGTTCAAAGATATATAAAAAATCAATACCACAAACATTCACCAAAAAAAATTACACGCCCTGTATTCTTTTCTATTTCAGAGTTTCTAAATATGGAAACTTTTGTAACAAACCGAGCGGTGTCGTCCTGTACGCCTCCGTGCTTACGCAAACCGTCCAGGGCAAACTTGATGGCCATTATACAATTATCGTTATCGTAGCCGTAGTTATGTTCAAGGTTTACCACCAGTGAACTGAATTTGAATTTATCGTATCCTGCTAATTGATCAAGAACCTCTGCAACAAACTTATCCTTGGCCTTCTTGCGTACAATCCAATGCTTTGACGAGTAGAACTGGTTAAGCGAAGGAACCTTGCCCAAGGTGACTTCTATGCGTGTGTCACAAACCACCCTCGCCGTAGCCACCCTCCGCTTTTTTATTCCGCTGGTGCTTTAATTCACGTTGCAAGTGAATTATTGCTTTCTCAATATCTTGCTCTAACGGGTTGTCTTGCTTCTTGCCTGCACGGAGCAAATAGGCGATTGCAACTCCGAGGTTGTAGTTATCCTCTTGAAAGTCCAGTACCACGTCCATTGCTTCGATGCCCTTGTACTTGCCGATGTAGTATTTAGGTGCGCTCATTTGTCGAAGTGTTTTGTACCGTTCTCGAAGGTGTTGTATTTGCGTATGTCTCTTGCTTCGTCAATAGATAGGTTGTAGTCGCAAAATCCAAAATGATTTAGAAAGGCGTTGGTGTAGTCGTTCTTCAAACGACCTTCCTCGATAGCAAAGTATTTCATTCGCTTGGTGTTTCTATCTGTTCCCATATTGCAAACCTAGTGCAGGATTGTTTAGGTTGTTGCAGTGTTGAAAACAAAAAAGTTATTAACACTTGTCGGAGTTATGCTCCTAATTCTTATTTTTTACAACTAGTTAGTTAGTTAACTTAATAACTTACTTAACTAATAACTAACTTAACTAGTAAGTAAAGTTAAAACTTGACTAAAATTAAAAATAAAAGAAAATTTGCGTTTAGACGCATTTTATTAGTCAAGGTATATCAATGTACCAATTTTGGTAGAAAGTGCGTTAGAACGCAAATAAAGCACCTCTATCGCCTTAATAACACTATTAGCAGCATACCAACTGCAAACAGCATAAGGTACTTTTCGTAATTGCGGCTTTTAGGGGCCGTTACAGAGGTCTTTATGTATTTAGTCACCTGGACTGTGTCTGGTAGGCAAGTTGCTTTAACACGCACCGTATCAAAGTTCCTAACAATTTTTAGGCGTATGTTATCCTTTTGGACAACCACCGTATCAATATCTTTTAGCGTAAGCGTGTCCCAAAGATTTCGCTCTTTGGTTACAATAGTGGTGTCCCACCTACTTTGCCAGACGTTTGCTCCTTTCTTTACGGCTTGGCGCAAATGCCATTCGGCAGAACAACTACCCAGAGCAAGACTCACAATCAGGATTATCAATAGAGCAAGCAGGGGGTGTGGGTACGTCTTCGAGTTCATTAAGCCAGCTTTCAAAATTGGATGTATTTGGTTTTCCCATTTTTCTTTATTGCTTTTAATACTTCTCCTTTATTGTTATTAACGTCGTAGCTTACGTGAATCCACGCAGGTTGCTTGTCTGTACCAAACTCCCAGATTAGCTGCTTAAAATGCGTCTGCTTGCGTATAAACGCAAATACAGAAGCCATATCCTCGCACTGAATGTCTGCTGCCTTTCCTTTTAGATGGTCGCTTGTTGCTGAACCACCAACGACCGCATTAACCTTCTCGGATCGGTAGCCGCTGGTAACTTCAATAGGCCCGAACTTGTCTCGTGCTGGTTGAAGGACGTATTGTACCAAGTATTTCAAATTGGTTATCGCTTCTTGGTTTGGCTTGTTCGGTAGACCAGTTGAGGTCTCGGTGAACTCGCTCAAACTGAAATTTTCAGATAGCTTCATTTTTGATAAATTTTATGCAGTAACTCTAATAACCTCCGAGTTAACGTGTATTATATGGCACCTTTTGGTAGCAAATCATCCCTTATACGGAACTTTATCTTCCCTGTCCTCGGTACTTCTTACTCGTCACCCCCTTGTTTGGGCTTTTGGTGTGTCTTCCGAGTTTTGGTTTTGACTTCTTTTGGAACTTCGTTTCCTGCTGCTTCGCCATCTCTGCTCATTATTAAAGCAAATCCACCCATTAGGAACGCACCAAACTCCGTTAGAGACGCTTTCTCGTACCAAACGAGAATACCTCCGAACGAAATTAAGATAAGCCCTATAACGGTTGTCTTTGGGTTTCTAAAAATTCTATCTATCATTCTTAATGTCACGGCTCCAACGCCACAAGGTGTAAACGAAGGAGGTTAGCATTACTATCATTCCTGCAATCTGGTGTACCTCGGCAATCGTTAGACCTCCAACGGCCAAAGACCAACTCGTTGCTACTGCGCTTGTACTATCGTGTTTCATTCTTCAATCGGGGCTGGAGGTTGGCAATAGGCGGCATCTGGGTTGGCAGCGCAGTATTCTTGGGCGTAAATCTCCTCCCATCCTGCAAAAATATGAATGCCGCAGGGCGCAGGCCACACCACCGATTCAGCATAGGCGGCAAGCGGCTCGTTTTGCCAAAGGATGTCAACGGCATAGTTAGGATTCTCGGCAACGCAGACCTGCTCTCCCTGCTCGTTGGTCTCCCATTGGGTGCAGATATGCCCCAACTCAACTACGGCCACTACAAGCTCCGTATTCCACGTTGTTTCCGTAATGCCATCGAGTGAGGTGGTTGTTGTTTCTATTGCTTTTTTGGATGTTGCCCAATCAGCAAACTCGTATTTGTTGAATGTCATAGTAAGTAAATAAATAATCCGCCTAAAATTGTTGCAATCAAATCCTTGTAGTCAAATCCTCCGTAGCGTATTTCGTCTATTAATTCCTTGCCTGCTGCTGCGACCAATACGACCAACATACTACCCGAAATAAGATAAAGCACCGCACCTCCTACGAAGTGCAGTACCTTATCAAACGAAGTCCAACTGCTCATAATGAAGTCAACTCCGCAAGTTGAGAATTCGT